AACGTGGGATACCCCTTCGACGTGGTTTGCGACGACCACCACACCGTGTCCATCGAGTTGAAATCCCTGTACTCCAACGGGTACACATTCGACGACGCTGTAGGACGCCACTCAACTCTGTGAACACGCAAAGTATCAGTCGGCAGCGTGTACTCCTGAGTGTCAGCAGACACCGAAATAGACGACGTTGACTGAAGCGTTTCCGTTCTGCGAGAAATGTCGCGTGCCGCCTCGTTGATCCACGTACGCAACTCAGCGTCGGTCCACTGACCGGAAGTCGTTTCGTCGAGTTTGTTTCGTACGTCCGTTAGCAGCGAAGTGAGAGTAGCCATGCAGCCATGTTACCAGCGTTCAGATTTTCGATCCCCAACAAGTATAGGCGCTTGCCACACAACGCCGTTACCGGGAACTGTAACCCAAAGCGCCTGCTGCGGAGGCTCAAACCCGAAGTTCATCGTCGAAGCAAACTCGTCGAAACCCTTCGTTGAACCATTCACAATCAGCCCGTTGGACGCCGCCTGAATCAACTGGTGCCAATGGCCGCAAACCATGATGTCGAACGGGTTGCCCATCGCCTCGTAGTTCTGCAACTTCTTGGCGCGCATCCGTAGCAGGGGCGGCCAGAGTCCACCGATCCCCTGACCGCCCCGCGCCTGATCCCCATGAGTCAACAAATACGTCGTGTCGTACACCGGAACAATCGCATCCGTCGACTCTGGTATCTGAAACGATACACGATCATCAGACTTGAACATGAGAGCCAACTGGTGCGCCAAAAACCAGTCGAAGTTGTCGCGTGCCCGCAGTTTCGACCGTGGCTTACGGGTACGGCGAGAATGGTTACCAACAACGCACGGCACATGCACCTTGCCGAACTCGTCAGCCAACATGACTATACCAGAAGCGACGTGTTCCGACCAGAACAACAACGAACCAAGCATCGTGTCCTCGTTGGTTTCGGTTAGTTCCTCGTGGATATCTCCCGAGAAAATGTCGCCGCCGAGGAACAACACCACACCGTCGTACTCCAACCCAGACAAGTAGTCGCGGGTCAACACCACTACCTTGTCGAAAAACCTTCTCAATCGCTTTACTGCTATCTTGCGGTCATAGGCGTTCACGTCGTTCATTTCCTCGGGACGCACCACCTCGTCGAAATGGCAGTCCGACAACACGACGCAAATCGTGCCCACAGAATCCTTCTTAGATCGACGCGGATTCAGCCACTTCGGAGTAGACGACAGTTTCGACTGCAACCCCCGGAACAAACGCAGTTCCTTCGATAACGAAAGAAGTTCCTCCTCAGCCTTCGACAACGCCGCCTTAGCGGCGTCGCGGTCAGCGCGAACTTTCGCTAACTGCGTTGCAGTAACAAACTCCGCCAGATCAGGCGTGTCTGCGTCTGAAGTGCTCAATCTTGGATTCCGTGGCCTCGTCGAAACCGATGCTCCGCAACCAGAGAACAACCTTGCGGGCACCGACATGGTTGGAAGACAAAATCTGTTTCTTCACATCATCAGGAAGTTCCGACTCAGCCCACATCGTCGAAGGCCGCCTGTAACCGCCCGCGAAATCTTCCAACGTCTGTTTAGAGGCCATTCGGCACCTCCGCTTTCCACATAGCCGACCATGACTTAGCACCCACCACGCCATCAACAACGAGCAGGCACGCCCGTTGAAGTTCCTTCACCGCACGCCTAGTTTTCCTGCCGAACACACCATCAGCGGTGCCGCAGTTGAAATCCAAATCATTCAACCGGTTCTGCACCACCCGTACATCTTCCCCTCTTGAACCACGCCGAAGGGGAGACAAACCGATTCGGCGTCCCACATCAGCGACCGCTGCAACAATCTGATCCCAGTCAGTTTCAGCGTCCACATGTTTCGTATCCGGGTACGCGTTGCAGGGAAACCAGCCGTCAGCGTCACGAGGCTGGAAATGCCACCACTCGCCCTTCACTGTTGGCCGCAACCCGAACCGTCTCGCAACGTCTGTCACCGACTTCTGAGAAATGCCGTTCCATTTCGTGATGCGAAGATCGACGGCGTAACAGTACCCGTCGGGTTGTTCCTGATGAAACGACCCACGAAAGTAACCGTCCGGCCTCAGCCAGTCAGGGTTAGCGGCAAGGTTTCCTTTGCCTGCCTTGTACTTGTTGTACAACCATTTCTGTGCTGCATACGACCTGCACGCACTCACCACTTTGACTTTCCCGGCGATGCGGCCATCGCCGAAGAAGTGGTTGAGCCGATCCTTGAACCGTGGATGAAGCAGGCTCAAGTCAACATGGCTGCCGGTTACTGGAATCATCAACTGCCTATTCGCCGTGGTCTGCCCACATGTCCTTACGGGATTTGACAATCATCTTAGCAGACTCGTACTCGTAGGCGAGGTCAACGAGGTTGCCGTTCTCGAACACGCCGTAACGGGTTGATACGAGTCCGGCACCCAGCATCACAGGCAACGTCTTGATCTCATGGTCTACTACCATGCACCAAAGCCTAACCTACGGATGCGTCTAGGCCAAGCCTCCGGGCCGCATCTCGACCAGACCGGTGATAATCACCGAGAACTTGCCGGTCGTCGAAGCCTGACCACGCAACATGTCCCCCTCCTCCAAAATCAGCGACAACGAATCCGTGATCCCCGTCGCCTTCGCCGCAAACGAATAGTCATAAAACACGGCGTTGTCAATCCCAGATGACCCACCCTTCGGAACAGAATGGAACCGGATCGTCTCAGCACCCGCAGACGTGTTGCAGAAAATGAGTTGCAGCACCTCGGATCGGGCACCCGGCAGATTCGGAGACGTATACAACAACGTGTCAGACGCAGGCAGGTTGCCGCGGTAAAAGACTTTACGAACCGTGTCCCGCTGCGGGTTCGAATACTGAATCGAGTTGAAACTCTGAAGATCAGCCACTGCCCTGCTCCGCGTGCCATTCCAAATGCCTGTGCTGCCATTCGCGTACAGACCGAATATCTTTGCTGATTTCGGATATGTCAGTGCCGATGGCGTCGAGGCGAACCTGGTTCGCTGCGTGCTGCGCCGTGTTTTCACGGCGATACTTGGATGCGACTACCGCGAAGACGCCGCTTATGAGGGCGGCGGCTACCAGTCCTGCGAAGCCGATCCATTCCATTACTGGGCGGCGAGCCTTTCTGCTTCTGCGGCGAGTCGTGCTGCTTCTGCGACCTGCCACGCGGCTTCCTCAACAGGGTTCCGCGGCCACACCACCTCAGACTGACGCGTAAACACAGACGGCAAATCCCGCAGTTCCTGACGGTACGTCGCCCACTCCGCAGCCGTGTGCCCCGCCAAAGCAGCGTCACCCAGTTGTGTCCAATCGCAGGCTCCCAACAAAGCGTTGCGCTGCGCCCGAACCATGCTGAGGTCAAGGTCGGCAGCCTCAGCCCGTGCGTCCAGTTCTGCTTCTTCTTCTGGTGTGAGGTCTATGTAGACCCCGTTGACTACTTTTTGTCTTGGCATGATTGCGCCTCCTAAGCGCCTTTGATCCCGTAGAGGGTGAACGTCGAATACTGAACGAAATCTGCTGACGCATCCGCAGTCAGCGTGATCTGGTCAATGGCCGAAGTGTCTTGCCAAAGAGAGGCCGATACTGTCAAATACCAGTCGTTGGCAGTCGCAGATGCGGCTTCCTGCACTGAACGGTTGATGATCTGCTTGTAGTTGGCGGTGTTGGCATAGTTCGGAATCCACACCGTTGTCGAACCAAACGTGTTCGCCGTCGCAACCGCACTTGGGCAATAAAGAAACTCAATATCACCATGCGAGGACTGTCGAAGACTGTAAGGCGTCGATCCCTGTGCATACAGCAAGGTCGTTGAATAGTTGCTGCCCGTGTCGGCATTGAGAAAAGTAAGTGCATCGGCCCATCCTGGCCCTGTGGCTTTGTCGGTGCGGGCTGAGACTTTCACCAACAGGTGGTCATAGGTGCCATCCGTCGGGATACTGGTCACATCCCATGACGATGCTGCTGCGCCGAGTTCGGTGTGGTCGATAACAGTGAAAGCAGCCATCAGGAATCCGTCAATCCGTAGAGGGTGAACTCAGAACCACGAATGAACC